AGAGTGTATCGTACTTCTTCTTTAAGTCTGAATGCTCTGCTATCAACTTATCCATTGCCCACATCAGATACCCTTTCCTGATAGTTTTCAACAGCAACCCTAGAGATCTCTTCAGCAAACCGCATCAATGCATCAATATTGATGTACTCAACATTGTAGCCGCTGATGAGTTTAGCATCCCATGCTGCCTGAACAATCTCATTCATACTCATGACTAAGAATCCCATTTAAACTCCTTCTCTGCTTTGATACCAGCTTTGATAGCTTCTCTGATAGCCCATTGTATCAGTATCCTAGACTCTTCGTTAGTTAAGTCTAAGGTAATGGTAGCAGAACCATCTTCATGCTCTACAAGGTTAGTTACCTCAGCCACTATGGCCTCCTGTTAGCATCTTGGATAGCATACATGTAATCACTGAAGCTAGACATCTCCTTAGCAGTATCATTGAAAGCATTGATGACTTCTCCTAATGAGCTACCAGTACGAAGTTGTTCCAAAGCAAACTTCTTAGTGAGTTCCATCAGATCTTCATAAGTTTTCATCTTCGATGACCTCTGATAACCTTCCTGTTGTGTGGTTGTAGTAGACGCTACAGGCTGGACCTGTCGTGCCTGAGAAACGGTTCTTGAGTACCCTAATCCTGGTGATATTGCGTTCACGTTCATCATCATGCTGTGCATTCCTTTCCATACCGATAACCATGTCAGACAATTGTGCAATGCTTCCAGAGCCTCTCAGCTGTCCTAGTGATGTTGCTGCTCCTTCTTCATGTCCTTTACCATCAGGTCTCTTCAGGTGACTGACAATCAGCAAGGATATACCAGTCTCTTGAACCAGCATCCTTAGCTTTGTCATGATCTCATCTAAGGCTTTCCTCTCATCGCCAACATCACCAGCACTGACGATGATGCTAATATGATCCAACACCACAAAGCTACATCCCAATCCTTTTGACATGAATCTGACTCTTGATAGTATGTTATCAATTGACGTACTACCAAAATGATCAAAAAGATAAACCCTGTTAGTGCCAAGAGTGTGCTCAAAGGCATCTCTAAACTCCTCATCTGTGTATGCTGTGTCTGGTAAATGTAAAGGTTTGTTAGCGTGTATCGACATCAAGCCTTTGGCAGTGCGGACAGTAGACTCCTCTAGGAACATCAAGCCAATGTTGTCGTCTGTCTTACATAAGATATGATACACGATCTCACGCAACACCTGTGATTTACCTAGACCAGATCCAGCAGTGAAGGTAACTAGTTCACCCTTCCTAATGCCATAGGTTAGCTTGTTAAGACCATCAAAGGGATAGCTACATGAAGACTTAATAGCAGGTGTATTGATGTCTTCCCACAGCTTAGAGCCATTGACAATACCATCAGGTACATAGGTCTCAGCAGCAAACCAATCTTGTATGTACTCCTTTATTGCTCCTTCTTTAAGGTAATCGTTAGCATCCTTGAATGGTGTTCTATGCTTGACAACTTTAGCTTTAGCACCGAATAGGTCAGCTACCTGCGTAGCAGCTTTCTTCCCAGGTTCATCAGCATCAAAAGAGATAACAATGGTTTCAAAAGAATCAAGATATTCATAGTTGGCTTTACAGTCCTTTAGTGCTGCCTGTGCTCCGTTACGGATAGATACTGAAGGATACTTCATACCATTCATTTGATAGACAGCAATGGCATCAAACTCACCCTCAGTGATGGTAATGCTCTTACCTCCTTTAGCAAATAAGTGTTGTCCGAACAATGTGTTAGCTTTACTCCAGTCTCCTTTAATGGTGCAGTCTGTCTTCGTAGCTTCATGCCTTACCTTGTATGCTGCTACCTTTCCATCAGCATCATGATAGGGAAACACTACCTCGTAGTCATCAGTAAGCACTACGTTGTAAGCCTTCAGTGCATCAGCACTAAGGTTTCTCACTGGTATCGAACGATATTGACCTTGAATCATAGGTACAACTTTAGGCTTAGATGTTACATTTTGTTGGAAGTTATCAACATTTGTAGACAATTTGGTATTTGTACCACAGCTAAAGCAGTGACTCCATGTTTCTCCTTTGTCATTCTCTGACACTGATAAAGCATCAGAGCTACCGCAATCATCACAACCTTTATGAGTTGCTAAGTATGTCATTGCTCACCCCTTGCTTTGATGGCTGCGGCGCATTCTTTAACGCCATACAAATTGGCCCTTTCACGCTCATCACACACCTTCGCACACGCCTCACGCTCGGCAGCAGCGACAAGGGCGGCGAAGCGTGTTACAGAACCTAATGGTTTTTCGTCAGATCCGTAAGCCAATCCAGCCTCCCGCGCCATGCGGATGATTTCTTCTCTAGTCATCATTGGCCACCTTTCTAAGTAACTTAACCAGATTTTCAAGCGTCTCAAGACTGTAGCTACCAGCAGTCAGGTACACCACCGTCTTAGTGGTTGGCTCCCGCCAAGCTTCGTCTTGGCACCTTTTCCATGTGTCGGCAATCCACTGTCGTGTTTGCTCTAGCGTCATGGCGCTTGTTGCTATGGGCAAAGGCTCTCCGTCTGCTGGTGTCTTTGCGTTTTTGTTTTCGCTCATGTGTTCTTCTCCTTCAAGGCTTGCTCAATAAGCTCCGCCATATACGCCGTGTCTAGCTCATCACAGAAAGTTGCTGCATACCGACAATAACTAACCTCTTCATCCGTCAGCCCAACCCATTTACGCTTTGGGATTATTTTTTCGTGGTATGTCTGGTCATTCATTACTGCCATAGCAAGTGCTTGGCACGTTTTGCAGGGAGTTGGGTCTTTGTAAAGCGCAGTCCATCGGTCAGGGTGACGGTTTAAGTCCGTTGGTTTCTTCCCTATTGAAATGCCACCCTCAATAAAGTTGTGCATCCACGCCACCGGCTCCTCCTCAGGCTTCGGCGCGTACACCAACAAGTGCTGCCAAACACGCGGATCAACAGTGTCAGCCTCAGACCCCAACCGATCAACGCAGTCCATCAATTCATCGGTCAACGAAGGTGCTTGGCTCAGGGCGTCAATCTCCTCATCCGTCAGCCCAACCCATTCACGCTTAGGCGGTTCCCAACTCTCACACTCACACACATACCTGTCAGCATTGTGGCTAGCGTTACGATCAAAACCATGCGGTGCATCTGGATGGTCTTTACAAGGTTTATCCTGCATGCTTTACCCCTAAGTTAAAAGGATTATGCCAACAGATACCTGTTGTATCCTTAGTGACATAACCTCCTAAAGTGTAGATGATCTTCTTCTGTCTGTCACCATAGATGTAAATATCCCTATCAACAGTGTAGTTATCAACAAGCTTCTGCATCGCATTCAGTAGTGCATTCTTACCCTTAGCAGGGAACGCTGCCATCAGATCCTCTAGAGAGCATGTACCACCATTAGAGTGCATGAATAGCACATACGGTGAAGGCTTACGCTTCCTTGGTTGTATCTTCTTCTTCATACATTGAACCCCTTAGCATTCAAAGCCTTAGTTAACTGACGCATCATAAAGTAAAAACCATACTCTTGACATAAGCGAACAAAACGATTCAGTACATCATTGATGTTGTGATCTTCATGCATATCATCATACTCGCCTTTAGTGTAGTCAAAGGCTTCTTCAGGTAAAAACTCATCATCAGGGTACATTGTATTATCCTTTAAGGGTACATTGTCTACTATATAGGCTATGTATACATAGTATATACATAGAATATTATACTAAGTATATATACTAAGTATAGTACATAGTATACATAGCCTATATAGATTTAGGGTATCAGAGAAAACTAAAGTTGTCAATACTTAGTCCTCTGACTTCTTACGTTCGCTAACAATCTCGTCATCATCATGCATCAGGGATACATTGCCTACAGCGCAGATATCATCTCGGACATACTTAAAACAATCATTGCATAAGTCTAAGTATTGTCTTGTTCGAACACTACGCCTAGAGGCTTCATAGTCGCTAAGCACTTCATTACAGGAAAGGCATCTCATTTTCCATCATCCTCCATTCTATCCAACAACATCATCAGTTTAGGGTATAGATCCTCTTTAACATCCTCAGCATGCTCTACTTCTTCCCATTGACCCCATGATGCTGCTACGCTAGAGTCAATCATCGCCTCAATCAAGGCTAACATCATTTGCACAGTCTCTTTAGTCATCTTCCTAACCTCCTACAATGCCATTTAAACGCGTTTTAAGGTACCTACAATCGATTTTCTATCCAAAGGTGTTTTCAGATATCATCTTTGTCAAAATAGAGCTTCTGGAACGTCCTTTAAATCGTCCTTAGTTTTCCTCTCTTTACTAACTTTCTTCAGTACTTTAGGACTAACCCAGGTATAAGACGGAAATGGCCATCTAGGATCGCCAGCATAGCGTATACAGACTAGACCATCAGCGTCTGGACCTTGGACAATCTCGCATGGTTGATCATTGAATGTTAAGCTCATTTGGTAATCCTATATTGTTTTCTGAACTCTATGGTGTCTAAGTCTGTAAAGTTTTCCCTGTAGTGCTCTGCTAATTCAACATCAGATAGGTTATTGAATCCACCCTCAGAGAGAAAGCGAACAATCTCATCATAGACCTCTGGGAACTTTACAGAGGCAACAGCATAGTCTAATTCTCTCTTAGTACAATCATAGAGTATTTCAGACTTCTTCAATATGGTTGTCATGGTCTAATCCCCTGATAGGTCCACAATGGGGTTGATAACGTACTCAGTTAGCTCTGAAGTCTCAGCATACTCTTCTGCCTTCGCCAGTGTATCAAATCGATCTAGGTGTGTGAGACCTGAATACTCAGGGTATCTATAGGTTAACAAGTAACCGACAATCTTAAATTCCATAATAGCCTCATAGTGATAAGAAAATCATTGCAGCATACAGTGCACCGAACAGTGCACCACCTAAGACTAAGATAACATCATTAGACTTTGACATGATTAAGCCTTTGCAAGTTTAAGTCTGATAACTTTGGACATTTTTTGACCATGGGCAGCATAACCGATAACTGGGATTGATTTGTCCCAGCACTTCCGACAACCTTTACACTTACCGCCTTGCTGATATGCTGGGCATACACTGATGCTATCGTCATTGTAGGATTCAGCAATAGTGCTCGACCATGGTGCATCAAGTACTTCGCCGATAACGGAATCTGATGACCTACGAACAACAACATTCGGCAGTGCATCCATTTGATCAATGATTGATTGATACTTAGGAAACTTGTGCATTCTAGTCGGTAACCAATGTTTACACCAAGGTGTACGTTTCATGACCTCGAGCATTTTCTCTGCAAGCTTGATTGTGTACATGTCACCAGAATCGAACCAGCGAAAGTAACGATCGGAGTCTAATGCTTGGACCATGTCATCAACCCAACTATCCCGCTGCCAGTCTTGTTTATTATGCTCACGCGGAGCCTTTACGTTAGGATATAAATAATTGCCTGTAGTGGCATAGCAACCAGCGCAGGCAGCAACTAACTCGCCATTGTCGCCAACAGATCCCGGACAAGTATCTAAGGCCTGTAAACTCCAAGATCTAATTCCGTCTAGTTTAGATGTAATCGAAAGCTTGAGCATGGTTGTTTCCTTAGTTGGTTAGTTGGTCTCATCAGTATAGTCTTAAACTATAGACCCTACACTTGGTAGGGTTTCGACCTTGGTTAATTAGACTCGGAAATATCACACGCAGCGATCCACAAAAGGCGCTGAAGGTTTTGCCCATGATCGGACAAATCTTCATCATTCCAAGCACCGTACTCTTTCAAACACTGTGAAACAACCTTTGGATCCAATTTCTTTAACTGATTAGCAATCTTCGGATCTTGAGACAGCAACAATACATCAGCATCGCACTGGCCAGGATGCGAGCACATCTGAGCTTGTTTTAGGGTCATTTTAAGCTCAATACGGCCTAGGGATTCAGTCCACCACATTTTGTTTACTCCAGGTTGTTTGTTTCGATGTGTTAATACTAAACAAGTGTTTTTGCATTGTCAATGGGGTTTGCAGTGTATCCGACGAACGGCAGACAATCCAGGATGAACGGTAACGTTGTTCGAACACAACAGTTTAGGTTATTGTTTCACGTGGAACTAACTAGGCTTTGGAGTATCTTCGAAGTACCTTTAGAGGGTGCTTCACCATCACATTCATCTGTGCAGATCAGTGCAGTCTACTGTACAGATATACAGTGAAGCCTTAATAGTAATGCATTCTCATTAGCATTTCACATTATGAAATCTCAATTGGCTATGCAGTGCTACTAGATATAGTGGTCAAACAAGACTTCAACACTATATGTAGTGGTTGTCAAACAGTAATGATTCTCAATTGTACATTGCAGTGCAGCATAGGGGGGAGGGGTCTGTGTTGTAGTGTAAATGTTGTGGTGCTACCTAGCCTTAAAAAAAGCTAAAATGGAAGTCTCTAAAGACTAAACAGTCTATCTAATAATATCTAATAAAATCAATGGCTTAGTAATAAAGCCTCTGCGGAGCCTCTGACACCATGTAAATGGAGTCCCGCCATAGCCTCTAAAGACTGTGCAATCTGCGCTGGTGTCAGTACAGTCTGTGCTGATTAAAAAGAAACAACTTGACAAAACTTAAAAAATATGCTATAATATACCCTTCTATGTAGAAACGATGAACAGACGATGTACAAACAATAAATAAAACTTACTTTATACTTACTACATACTAACTTCATACTGACTACATTGTAGAGATACATAAAATTATATACACCCTAAAGTCCTGCTTTCAGCAGAGAAACTATATAGAGGGATCTGATGTCAGAAATTAAAATTACTTCTCCTACTGAGGATTGTTCGCTACCTTCATCGGTCAGCCAGGATGTCTTGGCAGTCAATGAAGAGAAGAAAGTGCCTGCGAAAAAGAAGAGATCTAGAGGTCGTCCTAAGAAGGAAGAAGTACAGAAGTACATTAAGAGAGAAAAAAGAGGTAGACCACCAGGAGAAGCAGCAAGGATTAAAGAGTTCACTGCTTCGCTGTTGCTGACACACTCTAATGCGATTATCAGAAAGATAGTACATAAAGCATTAGATGATAATGATAAGGATCAGATTGCAGCGCTTAAGATGTGTATGGATCGGATGCTTCCAGTATCTTACTTTGAGGATAAAGGAACAGCATCAGGGGCTAAAGCAATCACTATAAACATCACTGGTGTTAACGACAAACCAGTTGAGATGATTGAACATGAGCCTGTAGACGTTGAGACTACACTAATTGATTACGATAAAGAAGAAGAATGAGTAATTTGACGGTATCTCTTCTTCCTTGGCAGCAAGAGGTCTTCAAAGATCCAGCAAGGTTTAAGATCATCGCTGCTGGTAGACGTACAGGTAAATCAAGGTTAGCTGCTTGGACATTGATTATTGAGGCACTACAGACTGAGAAAGGCCATGTCTGGTATGTAGCCCCAACACAGGGACAAGCTAGGGATATTATGTGGTCTACGCTGTTAGAGCTAGGCCATACAGTGATCAAGAATAGTCATGTCAATAACATGCAGATTACGTTGATCAACGGTGCAATGATATCGCTAAAGGGTGCTGACAGACCAGAGACTATGCGTGGTGTTAGTTTGAAGTACTTAGTGATGGATGAGTACGCAGACATGAAGCCACAGGTGTTCGAACAAATCCTTAGACCTGCTTTAGCGGATCAGAAGGGTAGATCAATGTTCATTGGAACACCAATGGGTAGGAATCACTTCTATGAATTGTACAAAGTAGGTGATTCAGGTAAAGATAAAGATTACAAGTCTTGGCACTTCACTAGCTTTGATAATCCATTGTTAGATCCTTTAGAGATTGAAGCAGCTAGAGGTTCGATGTCTAGCTTTGCTTTTAGACAAGAGTTTATGGCTTCGTTTGAGGCAGCACAGTCGGAGATCTTCAAAGATGAATGGATTAAGATCAGTGAAGAAGAGCCGGAAGAAGGTAACTACTTTATTGCGGTGGATCTATGTGGTTTCAGCGATTCATCTCAGACGAATCAAACGAAGAATAAAAAGCTTGATGACACAGCGATAGCTATTGTTAAGATCAATACTAAAGGCTGGTGGGTTGCTGACATTCAACACGGTAGATGGGATGTCCGAGAAACAGCAGTGAGGATTCTAAAGGCTGCAAAGGACTACAGAGTTAATGCAGTAGGGATTGAGAAAGGTTCACTGAAGAATGCAGTGATGCCTTATATGAATGATTTGATGAGAAGATTAAATTATTATCCTCGCATTGAAGAGCTAACACACGGTAATAAGAAGAAAGCAGATAGGATTGTTTGGTCATTACAGGGACGCTTTGAACACGGTAGGATTGTGTTGAATGAAGGTGATTGGAATAATAAGTTTGTAGATCAACTTATGCAGTTCCCTGATCCTAAGACACATGATGACTTAATTGATGCGTTAAGTTACATTGACCAGATTCAAGTAGCGGATTGGAATCAGAATCTGGACCAAGAAGAGTATGAAGTCCTAGACACTACGATAGGTTGGTGACAATGAAATTTGAATCTGAAATCTCTCCTCAGAATGCTCTTGTAGCATTTGTTATGGATCGATGTAATGATTGGCGTAACTACAGAGATGAAAACTTCCTAGAGCGTTGGGACGAGTATGAACGTCTATGGCGTGGTCTTTGGGCTGATGAAGATAAGACCAGAGGCACTGAGCGTTCTAAACTGATTTCACCAGCACTGCAGCAAGCAGTAGATAACAAACAAGCTGATCTAGAAGAAGCTGTGTTCGCTAAAGGTGTGTTCTTTGATATCAGTGATGATGTCAGTGATCAAGACAAGACAGACGTTGAAGCCATGAAGTCTTTATTGTCTGAAGACTTTAAGAAAGATAAAGTACGTAAGAACATTGGTCAAGTTATGACCTTAGCTGAGGTCTATGGCACTGGTATCGGTGAATTGATTGTCAAACAAAAGAAGAACCTAGCACCAGCAACACAGCCCACAGCACAGCCTGGACTGAGGATGATCGGTGTTAATACATCGTACAGAGTGTCCGTAGACTTAAAACCAATCAATCCACGTAACTTCTTAATTGATCCTAACGCAACAAGCATTGATGATGCGATGGGTTGTGCTATTGAAGAGTATGTCGGAAGACATGCTGTTATCAAAGGCATGGAAGATGGTGTTTATAAGAAAGTAGCGATTGGTGATGCTTACTTAGATACAGATCTAGAGCCTAATCAGGATCTAACATACTACCAACAAGACAAAGTACTCTTACTTCGTTACTATGGTTTAGTACCTAAGAAGCTATTAGAAAACCCTGAAGATAGTACAACAACAGACGATGAACTCTATTCAGAGATGGTAGAGGCTCTTATCGTTATTGCTAACGGTGAAGTACTCCTGAAAGGTGAAGAAAACCCTTTCATGATGCAAGACAGACCTGTTGTTGCCTACCAAGCTGATAGCGTTCCTGGTCGTTTCTGGGGTCGTGGAACGGCTGAGAAGGCCTACAACATGCAAAAGGCTGTAGATGCACAGATTCGTAGTCATGTAGACTCATTAGGGCTTACAGCAGCCCCTATGATGGCTATAGATGCCTCTAGAATGCCTCGAGGACAGAAGTTTGAGATACGTCCTGGTAAGAATATTCTTGTCAATGGTAACCCTCAAGAGATCCTACAGCCCTTTAAGTTCGGTGTTACAGACAAAGCTAACATCGAAACAGCTCAAATCTTCGAAAGAATGATGCTACAGGCTACAGGAACCCTTGACACAGCTAATTTACCAGCTCAAGTCAGTGGTGGAGACGCAGCAGCAGCTGGTTTAGCAATGGCTGTTAGCGGTATCATCAAGAAAAACAAGCGTTCATTGGTTAATTTCCAAGAAGATTTCCTTATTCCGTTCGTTCAAAAGGCTGCATGGCGCTATATGCAGTTTGCACCAGAGCGTTATCCTGTAAAAGACTTTGAATTTATCCCAACAGGTACGCTAGGTATGGTTGCTAGAGAGTTTGAACAGGCTCAAATGATGGCAATGATGTCTACACTAGGACCAAACAGCCCTATTGTACCGTTATTGCTGCAAGGTATCGTTGAATACTCGTCATTACCTAATCGTGAAAGCCTATTACAGCAACTTCAGCAGCTAACACAACCTAATCCTGAGCAACAACAGGTTCAAATGCAGGCTACACAGCTTCAATTAGCGGATGCACAGGCTTCTGTGCAGGAAAAACAAGCTAGAGCACAGAAAGCTACAGCAGAGGCTCAGAAAGCTGCTATGGAGGCTCAATTGATGCCTGAGAAGCTTAAAGTTGATGTAGTACAGGCAGCCTCTACCAACATTGATGATCCTAATAGAGAGTTTGAAAGACGTGTAAAGATTGCTGAACTACTACTTAAAGAAAAAGACATTGACAATAAGCTAAACATTGTCAAAGAACAAAGTAAACAAGATATGATGAATTGACTTGACAAATTAAAAAAAGTGTGGTATAATAACAACAATGGATCAAGTAAAACTTACAAAGTACTACGAAGAACGATTTGATTTAATGAGTCATCCAGGATGGAAAACACTTCTGGAAGACGCTAAAGAATACAGAAACGCTGTTGCTGACATTACAACCATCTCTGATGGTAATGAATTGCAAGAGCGTAAAGGTCAAATTAAAGCTTTAGATTGGCTCCTGACGATGGAACAAGTCTGGGAAAAAGCCTACGAGGATATAACGAATGAGATTAATGAATGATTTTCAATGCGAAGATGGACATCTAAGCGAACACTTTGTTGATCATTCTGTTGAATATGTGCAATGCCCACATTGTGACAAACTAGCTTATAGACAACTAGCAGCACCGAGAAGCAAACTAGAAGGTATCACTGGAGCTTTTCCAACTGCTTATAGTCGATGGGCTACGGTTCACGAACAGGCAACTAAAGTAGCAAGATCTAAGTCCTTTTATGAAGGGTAGCTTAGATTCCTTTTAATTCCTAACAATTGGGTTATCCCGACTAGGAGAAGCAGATGGCTGAATTTGTAGATTCTATTGATGATGTACAAGACGAGTTTCAAGCTGAAGAAGTAAAGGCTGAAGCTCCACCAACACCTGAAGAACCAGCGATCCCTGAGAAGTATAAGGGTAAATCACTGGATGACATTATTAAGATGCATCAAGAAGCTGAAAAGCTTATTGGTCGTCAAGCACAGGAAGTTGGTGAAGTACGTAAACTCGCTGATGAACTCATCAAGAGACAAATCACACCACAGGAACAACCTGTTAAAGCCGTCGAAGATGATACTGACTTCTTTGCCGATCCTGTTAAGGCAGTAAATAAAGCGGTTTCCTCCCATCCAGCAGTGATGCAAGCCCAGCAAGCAGCAGCACAAATGGCTAGGATGCAAACAGCAAACAGGCTAGCTCAAACACATCCAGATTATACTCAAGTGATCGCTGATCCAGAGTTTGCTGGTTGGGTTAATGAGTCACCTGTTCGTCAGAGACTCTACGCAGCAGCAGATAAGCAGTTTGATTTTGATTCAGCAAATGAGTTGTTGTCTAACTTCAAAGCACTGAAGAAAGCTAAACAGGATACTGTTCAGCAAGCAGCACAGCAACTACAGGATCAACGTAATCAAACACTAAAAGCAGCTACCGTAGCCGTTGATGGCGCTACTGGTGAAACGAGCAAGAAAATATATCGTCGAGCAGATCTTATTCGGCTCCAAATGACTGACCCTGAGCGTTATATGTCCTTACAAGATGACATCATCTCAGCATATAACGAAGGTAGGGTCCGATAACTTAACTTAAAGGACTTAAAATGGCATCAGCAGCTTATCCTGGAGGTAGTTCCTCCATTGTTAACAAGACCAATGCGGATAAATTTATCCCAGAAATTTGGTCAGACGAAATCATCGCTTCCTACAAAAAGAATCTTGTTATGGCGAACCTCGTCAACAAGATGACGATGCGTGGTAAGAAAGGTGATACGCTTCATATTCCTAGCCCCACCCGTGGCGCAGCCTTCGCTAAGGCAGCTAACACTGCTGTTACGATTCAGGCTAACGTTGAGTCAGAAGTACAGGTCAGCATCAACAAGCACTACGAATACTCACGTCTCATCGAGGACATCGTTGAAGTTCAGGCGCTTGCTTCGCTTCGTCGTTTCTACACGGAAGATGCTGGTTACGCTCTTGCTACCCAGGTTGACAGCGATCTTATCCAGATCGGTCGTCTCTTCCAAGGTACTCACGCTGCTGGCGCTACTGGCGACTACAGTGTGTCCGGTACGTCTACTGCCTTCATCGGCGGTGATGGCACTACAGCCTTCGTAGGCGGTGCTGGTGCTGGTAACGCAACTGCATTGACTGACGCAGCAATTCGTCGTTCGATCCAGCGTCTTGATGATGCTAACGTTCCTCAAGATAGCCGTTACTTGGTTATTCCTCCTGTTGCACGTAACACCCTCATGGGTCTTGCTCGCTTTACTGAGCAGGCTTTCGTTGGTGAGCAGGGCAACAACAACACCATCCGTAATGGTCAGATTGGTGATGTGTACGGTGTTAAAGTGTTTGTTTCTAGCAACGCTGACACTGCTTATAGCTCGTCTGGTACGGCTCCTCGTGCTTGCTTGATGTTCCACAAGGACTCCATGGTTCTTGCAGAGCAAATGGCTGTTCGTTCGCAAGCTCAGTACAAGCAAGAGTACCTTGCTACGTTGTACACTGCTGACACCCTCTACGGTGTTGCAGAGCTTCGTAACGATGCTGCTGTTGCCTTGATCATTCCAGGCTAAAAGCTACAATAAAGGGGACTACTCCGGTGGTCCTCTTTTCATAAGGTCACATCATGGTTACTTTTCGTTGTAAGTGGTCTAATAACTTAATGAATGTTGAGTATGAATACGACATTGAACAAATGCGTATCCATCCTGACTACGAAGAAGTAAAAGAAGAAGAGAAAAAAGTAGAATCTAAGAAGGTCGCTAAAAACGCTAAAGAGGACTAGACATGGCGGTTAAGATCAAAGGATCTTCTACAGCAGGGTCAGTACCTACCTCACTAGAGAATAGACAATTAGCCGTTAACACAACGGACAAGAAACTCTATGTTGGTGATGGATCAACGGTACAAAAGGTTGTTGGTTCTCTAGGGAATCAAGAAGCTAATGCTGTAGCGATTACTGGCGGCTCTATTGCTGGTATTACCGATCTTGCTGTAGCAGACGGTGGTACTGGTGCTTCTGATGCAGCAACAGCAAGAACTAATTTAGGTGTTCCATCTACTACTGGCACAGGCGCTAGCGGTACATGGAACATTGCTATTACAGGTAATGCTGCTACTGCGACATCAGCAACAACAGCAACTAACGTAAGCGGTACAGTAGCTATCGCTAATGGTGGTACTGGTCAAACAACAAAGACTGAAGCATTTGATGCTTTATCTCCGACAACAACTAAAGGCGATATCATTGTTCACAATGGTAGTGACAATGTTCGCTTACCAAAAGGTACGGATGGTTACGTACTAGCTGCTGACTCTACTGAAACATCAGGTCTTAAATGGCAAGCTGTAGGGGGTACTGTATCCTCTGTAGCGATGACTGTCCCTGGTTTCTTAAGTGTTAGTGGTACTCCTATTACTTCCTCTGGTACATTAGCTGTTAGCTATTCAGGCTCTGCATTGCCTGTCGCTAACGGTGGTACTGGATTAACTGCTTTAGGCACAGCAGGTCAAGTTGTTCGTGTTAACACAGGCGGTACAGGTCTTGAATATGCTACCATTACAGGTACAGGGACAGTTACATCGATAACTGCTGGTACAGGTCTTAGCGGTGGTACGATAACAACATCAGGTACTGTAGCATTAGCTAACACAGCAGTCACAGCTGGTTCTTATGGTTCAGGTTCTCAAGTAGCAACCTTTACTGTAGATGCACAAGGTAGGTTGACATCAGCATCAAATACAAGCATTACTGCTTCAGGTATTGGCGCTGTTCCATCAACAAGGACCATCTCAGTTGGAAGTGGTCTGACGGGAGGAGGTGATCTTAGTTCTGATCGTTCGATTAGCCTGACCAACACAGGTGTTACTGCTACCAGTTATGGTAGTACTTCGCAAGTAGCTACATTCACAGTTGACGCACAGGGAAGGATTACAGCAGCTTCAAACGCATCCATCACACCAGCAAGTATTGGTGCTGTACCGACAACACGTAGTCTTAGCGCTGGTACAGGTTTATCAGGTGGTGGTGATCTAAGTACAGATCGTTCAATCAGTCTTACAAATACTGCTGTTACTGCTGGTTCTTACACCAACGCTAACATCACAGTTGATGCTCAAGGTCGTATCACAGCAGCCACTAGCGGTACTGGCGGTGGTGTTAGTTCTGTTACAGCTTCAGCTCCTTTAGCATCCTCTGGCGGTGCAACACCAAACATTACATTAGATTCTGCTGTACCTATCAACAAAGGTGGTACTAACGCAACCACTGAAGCAAATGCTAGAGCAAACCTTAATGTACCTACAAGAACAGGCGGAGATGCTTCAGGTACATGGTCTATTGACATCACAGGTAACGCTGCTACAGCAACCTCTGCTACATCAGCAACGACAGCTACCACAGCAACTAACTTAGCTGGTGGCGCAGCAAATCGTATTCCTTATCAAAGTGGATCAGGAACAACAACATTCGTAGCAGCTCCTACAGTATCTAATACTTATCTTAAGTGGGATGGCTCTGTACTAAGTTGGGCTGCTGTATCAGGTGGTGGCGGTACAACAACCAATGCAGCAACATTCTCAAGCAGTGGTGGTGATACACCAACAGTAACCTTTGATGGTTCTGTAGCACGTACAATCAGTTATAATACAGTAGGTGCTCCCTCCATTACAGGTACTAATGCTACTGGTACTTGGGGTATCGATATCACTGGTTCTTCAGGAACCACAGCAGCAATCACTGGTGGTGGTGCTAATCGTATTGTGTATCAGAGTGGTTCTGGTACAACAACATTTGCTACAGCACCTACAACATCGAATACTTACCTTAAATGGAATGGTACTGCCTTTGCTTGGGATACACCAGCAGGTGGTTCTTCAACGACAGGCACAGCAGCACAATTACTAGCTAATGATGGCTCTGGTGGCTTTGCTAACGTTACTGTTGGCTCTGGCTTAAGCTATTCTGCTGGTACATTGACAGCTACTGGAGGCGGTGCTGGTGGCCCTATTCTAGAGTCTCAAATACTTATTTCTTCAAACGTAACACTAACAAGTAATACTAACGGACTATCTGTCAGCCCTGTAACAGTAGCGGCTGGTTTTGCAGTTACAGTCCCAGACGGACAATCTTGGATGGTATTAGGGTGATACAATATGTCTAAACTTAAAATTCAGGGTAACGCTTCTGGGACAGGGACAACAACCGTCCAATCTGCCAATACCAGCAGCAATACAACCTTTACGCTTCCTGGCACAGACGGTAGTGCTAATCAGTTTTTACAGACTGATGGTTCAGGCAACCTAACCTTTGCTTCTGCGGTAACGTCTGCTAGCTTAGGAACTGGTGTAGCTACCTTCCTAGCCACACCGTCATCCTCTAACCTAGCGGCAGCGGTGACTGATGAGACAGGCTCAGGCTCGCTGGTTTTTGCCACATCGCCAACGCTCGTAACACCTGTTCTGGGTACACCTACATCAGGAACCCTAAGCAACTGTACGGTAGACGGTACTAACAAGGTTGGTTATATCGGCGCTCCACAAAGCACGAATACGACTGTGGCTGCAAGCGATGCAGGTAAGCATATTTACTTTACTGGTGGCTCTACAGCAACCCTTACGGTAAACACAAACGCAACTACGGCGATTGATGTCGGTACAACGATCCTTGTCGTTAATAACAACTCTGGAAACCTTACGATCTCTGGTGCTGGTGTTACCTTTCAGTTAGCTAACGGTGCTACGGGTAACAGAACAGTGGCGACAAAGGGAATGGCTACCTTACTTAAGGTTGCTACGGATACGTGGTATGTCTCTGGTGCAGGAGTGACCTAATATGGCTGGTGCATTAAGTGCAATGATTGCTGCTGCCTTCGCTGGTTCAGGAGGCGGCGGTGGTGGCTACACCGTCATCCAAACCTTTACAGCTACCTCTACGTGGACTTGCCCTGCTGGGGTGACGAGTGTTGATTATCTTGTAATCGCTGGTGGTGGGTCAGGGGGTTCTGCTCACGGCGGTGGCGGTGGCGCTGGTGGTTATAGAACAGGAACAAGTCATCCTGTAAGTGCTGGTGATTACACTATTACAGTAGGCGCTGGAGGCACAAGTGCTGTTTTAGCACAAGGAAACAAAGGGAACAATTCTGTATTTGATAGCATAACTTCAGAAGGTGGCGGTTCTGGTGGTTGGAATCAATTGGGTGGCGCTGGAACGGCAGGTGGTTCTGGTGGTTCTGGCGGCGGTGGCGGTGGCGGGACAACTGATGGAGCTGGCGGACCCGCATCAACGACACCATCTGGTCAAGGATTTGCCGGAGGAAATGGTAAAACCGCTGGAGGCGCAGGTTCTGGTGGTGGGGGCGGTGGAGCCGCTGCTGCTGGTACTAATGCTCCATCTGGAAGCGCAGGAAACATTAATGGTGGTAATGGTGGCTTAGGTATTTTAGGGCCGTCATACGCTAATGGTTATGGCAAAAGCGGTGATTCTGCTTCTAGCGCAGGAAACTATTTCGCAGGTGGCGGCGGTGGTGGTGCGTGGGGTCCAGTAGCAGGTACGGGCGGCATAGGCGGTGGTGGCGCTGGTGGCATTAACCCAGCGAGTACAGGTACTGCTGGCGCTACAAATACTGGTTCTGGTGGCGGCGGTTGTAGTGGTAATGCTGCTCCAACTAATCCACCGTCAGGCGCAGGCGGCTCCGGTATCGTCATCCTAAAGTACACCGTTGCTAGCCAAACCGTCTTTGTATTCAAAGGCACGACCACGTGGAAATGTCCTACTGGTGTGACCTCTGTTGACTACCTTGTGGTAGGTGGTGGTGGTGGTGGTGGGGGTTTAGGAGGTGGTGGTGGTGGCGGTGGAGTCAGATTGGCTTCAAGTCAATCTGTTACAGCCGGTCAGGACTACACTATTGTAGTTGGTGGCGGCGGTTCCGGTGGAACGTACCAATCTCAAGGAAGCAGTGGGGCTAATTCATCATTTTCTGGTTCTCCAATATCAAACGATCCGTCTATATCTAGTGCTTCTGGAACGGCATCATCAATATCAGGTACAACCCTAACTGTTGGCGGCACAGTCACTAACACTTTTTATGCTGGAATGGCTTTATCTGGCACAGGTGTTACAACTGGAACGCTTATTACAGGCTATGGAACTGGAAGAGGTGGCGCGGGAACTTACACTGTGAACGTAAGTCAAACTGTTGCTAGCACAACTATTACTGGAACTTTAAGCGGTATTAATTCTTTTGGTGGCGGTGCAGGCGGTTGCAGGGATGACAGACCCGGAGCGCCTGCTAATCCCGGCTTAAACGGTGGGTCTGGCGGTGGAGCGACAGACGGGGGGTCGGGAGGAAAAGGAATTTACTCTGGGTCATCATTTATTAGTGGCACAAGGCAAGGATACGATGGAGGTAACGGGGCTGGTTCTTCTGCGGCTAGGGGTGGCGCAGGTGGCGGCGGTTCTGGCGGCGCAGGAGCCAACGGTCAACTTAGTCCGGCTGTTGGTGGGGCAGGAGGTATAGCATCAACATCTGCAATCTCTGGTTCAACTGTTTATTACGCTGGTGGAGGTGGCGGAGGTTCTCAAGGCGGAACTGCTGGTTTAGGTGGTGGAGTTTCTACACCTTCTTCACAAAAAGGTGGTGCGGGAGATGGAACTAATAACAATGCTACTGGCGGCGCTGGAACGGCATTTACGGGCGGTGGCGGCGGCGGTGCTGGCTATGGGCCTAATGACGGCACAGGCGGCGCAGGCGGCTCCGGTATCGTAATCATCAAAATCAATCAATAACATGACTACAAAAGTTTATAAGTTCCTAGGAATAGACACAGCTATGCACCTACTACGTCCTGGGGCGAAGTGGGAAATCTCTAACAACGTATTCACACGCTGGGATGATCCGAGACCTTGTCCGAGTATTGAAGAAGTTTATTGGGTGATAGACAAGATCAAGGAGTTTGAAGATTCAATCCCTACGATTTGGCTACCTGAACAGTTAGAGGAAATGGGCATCAAACAAAAGGAAATTGAAGATGCAATTGCATAATCTGTTTCCGACACCTGTAGGCTTTGCTGAATTAGGTCGCCCCTTGTCCGATGAGGAGCTGTTCTTCATCCGTGAGTTACAGACAAGACCGAATCAGGGAAATACGACAAGCACTGATAACTTTGTCTTGCGTAGCCCTGTACTGACGAACCTACGTTCGTTCATTGAGGATGCTGTATCGGAATACTTCAAGTCCACAGTCAATCCTAAGCACAATGTAAGCCTTAGAGTCACGCAAAGCTGGTGCAACTACAGCGAGCAAGGCCAGTACCACCACAAACACGCTCATCCTAATAGTTACATCTCAGGTGTGTTCTATGTTCAGACCAATCCTGATGACAGGATTTACTTCTACAAAGATGGCTGGCAGCAGATCAAGTTTCCTCCCGACCAGTGGAACCCGTACAACAGTGAGAGTTGGTGGTTTGAGGCTTATGCAGGCAGGCTGATTCTCTTTCCTTCGTCGCTGACGCACATGGTTCCTGAAGTAAAGGGCGAGGACACAAGAATCTCACTCAGTTTTAATACCTTTCCTGTCGGTGTTGTCGGGGAAGAAATGGATTTAACAGGCTTAAGGCTGGAGGCGTAATGGTTACTCAAGAACGCCTAAAAGAGTTGTTTGAGTATCGTGATGGGTTTCTGTATGCAAAGCAAGGCTATCAACCAAAATTTACGCCTATAAAGGGCGGCCATAGGTATATTAGGATGCGTGTCGATGGGAAAGTCTATCCGCTACATCGGCTTGTATTTTTGTACCACCACGGATATCTCCCCAAAATAACAGATCATGCAAACAATGACCGGTCTGACAATAGAATTGAAAATTTGCGAGACGTTACGCAAAGCCAAAATTGTTTAAACCGAAGGGTTCATGTCAACAATAAATCAGGAATAAAAAACGTTTATTTTGACAAAGGATGCAAAAAATGGAGCGTCCAAATAACGGTTGATAAAAAACGCAAATTGATAGGTTATTTTGAAGACATTGAATTTGCTGAATTGGTTGCTATTGAGGCAAGACACAAATTCCACGGAATATTTGCAAGAGGTTAATAATGGCTCATTTTTGTAAATTGGACGAAAACAACATCGTCACGCAGGTTGTCGTTGTTGATAACAAGGACACTTCAGACGCTAGCGGTGTTGAGAAAGAACACATTGGTGCTGCACACTTAGAGAAGATTCTCGGTGGAACGTGGAAGCAGACAAGCTACAACGGCAACATGCGTAAGAACTACGCAGGGATTGGATATACCTACCGCGAAGATATAGACGCTTTCGTACCGCCTAAGCCCTTTGCTAGCTGGTTACTTAACGCTAATGCACAGTGGGAAGCGCCAGTAGCGATGCCTACAGACGGAAAGATGTACAGTTGGGATGAAGCAACCGTTAACTGGGTTGAGGTAAATAATGGCTAACGTCCTTAATGCTGCTACCGCTGGAACCTCTATTACGTCTGACAATACAGACATCCTAGAAATCAAGACAGCAGGTACGACAGCACTTACCATCTCTGCTTCACAAGCAGCAACCTTTGCTAAACAGTTAGCACTAGCGTCGACCTCATCTCAGATCGGTGCAAAGCTACAAGGTGTGGTTGAGACCATCACAGTCTCAGCAACAGCAGCAACAGGTACGATCAACTTTGACACGACAACCCAAGGTGTTTTGTACTACACAACCAATGCCTCTGGGAACTTTACAGTTAACTTCAGAGCCTCTTCTGGTACGTCACTCAATACCGCAATGGCAACCGGAGAGGTCTTAACCTGTGCTTTCTTAGTCACTAATGGAAGCACTGCTTACTACAACTCTGCGGTGCAAGTAGATGGTTCATCGGTTACACCTAAATGGCTAGGTGGTACTGCCCCTACCGCAGGCAATGCTAGTTCTATCGACGTGTACTCCTATTCCATCATCAAGACAGGATCAGCAACGTTCACTGTCTTAGCTAGCCAATCCAGGTACGCATAATGCCTGTCCTGGAAGCATTAGGAGGCGGTTCTGTCAGAGGCTTTGGCCCAGGCGCTCGCAATCGCTTTGGACCGTCTGCTATCGGTGAGTTCTGGGAAGGTGGCTACTACGCAGGACAGATCTCCTTTGGTGGCAATACCTACTATCTACTTGTCTCGCCTAAGTCATCGGGCGAGAACGCGTCTATCAACTACAAGACCTCTGCAACCTCAGACTCTTTAGGTTTATCTTCTTATGACGGTGCGACTAATACAGCAGAGCTAGATTCAGCTACTTATCCTGCTGCTCAGTGGTGTGCAGCACTAACAATCAACGGCTACTCAGATTGGTATCTGCCTGCTTTGTATGAGTTAGAGATCTGTTACTACAACCTGAAACCGACAACGGCATCTAATTCTACGTCTTACGGCACTAACTCTTATGCAGTGCCTTCCAGAGGCTCTAACTACACAACAGGAACGCCTGCACAGACCTCTGTGGCTGCATTTCAGTCTGGTGGTTCTCAAGCCTTTTCAACAACACTAAGAACTTGGACTTCTACCAATACTGGTGTAGGTTTGACAACAGCGACGAGGATTGACTTTATAGATGGAGGTCAGTTCAACAACGCTAAGAATCAATCCTTAGTTGTAAGAGCCATTCGTAAAGTAGCCGTATGAGGCTCCTTGTTAGGCAATTAAAGAAAGGTATCTGAAATGGCTTTGCAAGCTGATGAGCAAGTTAAACAGTTAGGCGATGCTATATCAATCCTTACTGTTGTCGGTACGTTAGCTGAGTTATTACCTGCTATAGCCGCTGTGCTAACAATTCTATGGACTGCTATCCGTATATGGGAAACAGATACAGTACAGTGTATGTTCAAAAGAAAGGGGAATAGAAATGCCAATGGTCGGGAATAAAAAGTTTCCTTACACTGCTAAGGGTAAGAAAGCAGCAGAAGAGTATGCGTCAAAGTCAGCAAAGAAGATGCATGAAAAGAAAGAATCAAAAACAATGAAGGCTAAAGAGCGTAAGATGGGTTATCCATCATGAAGCAGAAACCTGCTAAAGTTGGTAAAGTAATGCGAGAGTATAAAGAAGGAACACTACACAGTGGTAAAGGTGGTCCTGTTGTTAAATCTCGTAAGCAAGCAGTTGCCATTGCTTTGTCCGAAGCTGGTATGACTAAACCTAAGAAGAAGAAATGAAACAAGGTCTATACGCCAACATTCACGCTAAACGAAAGCGTATTGCTGAAGGCTCTAAAGAAAAGATGAGGAAGCCTAATAGCAAAGGTGCTCCTACTAGCAAAGATTTTAAGGAGGCAGCTAAAACTGCTAAGAAGAAATGAAAGATTCTAGGCTAGAAAAAGCTGGTGTATCTGGTTACAACAAACCTAAACGTACACCTTCGCATCCTACTAAAAGTCATGTCGTTGTTGCTAAAGAAGGTGATCAGATAAAGACTATTAGGTTTGGTCAACAAGGTGTTTCAGGCTCTCCAGAAGGTTCTGCTAGGAATAAATCATTTAAGGCTCGTCATGCAAAGAACATCGCTAAAGGTAAGATGTCCGCTGCATACTGGGCTGATAAGGTGAAATGGTAATGGCTACTTACTTAGACTGTGTTAATGGCGTTCTCTTGCGTATGCGAGAGAGTACTGTATCGACAGTGATACAGTCTGACTATTCGTACCTTATCGGTGCAATGGTCAATGAAACTAAACGTGAGATCGAAGATGCTTGGAATTGGTCTATCTTACGTACAACCAAGACAATCAATACAGTTAACGGTACTCAGAATTACGCTATCACAGGTACATCATCACGGACAAGACTATTAAAGGTCTACATACCTACACTTAAGCGTGATCTTGAGCAAGCGTCACAGGATCAAATGCATGCTTGGGTGAACATGCAAGGTACAGTCACTGGTGGTCCTCAGTATTTCTCCATAGGTAATAGCAACACCAGCGATGAGATTACGTTAGATTTATGGCCTATACCTGATCAAGCGTATGCAGTTAAGGTTGACTGTGTTGTACCACAAGCTAATTTAGTTAATGATCTTGATGTTATCTATGTACCTTCAGAGTTAGTAATACAAGGTGCTTATCTACGTGCTATCAATGAACGTGGAGAAGATCAAGGTAGATTGTCTGATCAACAGAATGATCTTTATAGGAAAGCTGTAGCTACGTACATTGCTATTGAATCAGCTAGGTACGAAGATGAAATAACTTGGAACTGGGTATAATGGCTGCTCCTATTAGACCTGTTAGTCTTGTTGCTCCAGGCTTCTATGGATTAAACACTCAAGACTCTCCTATCACGTTACCTAAAGAGTTTGCTCTTAGGGCAGAGAATGCAGTGATTGACCAGTATGGTCGCATAGCTGCTCGTAAGGGTTGGGTAACTGTTAATACCACTGCTGGCTACAACAGCACAGAGCCAACACTATTACATGAAGTTGTTAAGAAAGCTGGTACTACAGAGATTGTCAGTATCGGTAACAACAGGATCTACACTGGTACAACAACACTGACTGAAGTCTACAATGGTTCAGCTACATGGACTGCTCAGTACTGGAAAGCAGTAAACTTTAATGATAATACTTACTTCTTTCAACGAGGACATAACCCACTGATCTATGACCATGTTGCTAATACTTGGGGATTAGTGTCAGCACATCCTGGCTATTCAGGTACAGTACAGTTAGGTAATGAAGTCTTAGGTGCTTATGGTCGCTTATGGGTAGCGGACACAACCACTGATAAAACAACTATCTGGTGGTCAGATACACTATCAGGTATGAAGTGGTCTGGTGGTGCTAGTGGCTCCATCAGCATAGAAAAGGTACTAACCAACGGTACTGATAGCATCGTAGCCCTAGCAGGGTTTAATGGCTTCTTAGTGATCTTCTGTAAGAAGACTACGATTATCTATTCTGGTGCTGATGGCGATCCTACATCAGATCTTAAGCTTGTAGAAGTTATTGATGGTGTTGGGTGTACCGCTAGAGATTCAGTACAGGATGTTGGATCAGATATCTTATTCTTGTCTGATACTGGTGTTCGTAGCCTTGGTAGACTTATTCAAGAGAAGTCAGCACCATTATTTGATATCTCAAGGAATGTCAGAGATCAATTAATACTTGACGTATTGTCAAATAACGATTATGATAACATCAAGTCTGTCTTTCATGAGCGTGAAGGTTTCTATCTTCTGACATTACCGACAAGAGGTATTACATACTGTTTTGATCTGAAGCAACGTCTTCAGGATGCTTCTTGTAAAACAACTCAGTGGATGTTCGCACCTAAATCATTGCTTTCTACACGCAGTAGAGAACTCTATTTAGGTCGAGAAGGCTACATTGGTCGCTATGCAGGTAACAGAGACAATGGTAATAGCTTCAGGTTCTTGTACTATACATCACACTTAGATGCTGGTGATTCGTCTATCATCAAGATACTTAAGAAAGTAAACACACTCACTGTTGGTGGTGCTGGTACTAACGTATTCCTAAAGTGGACTGTAGACTACGGTACAGACTATCGTAGTGCTCTATGGTCATACCCTAATGTTGTTCGCTCTGAGTACAACGTATCTGAATACAACATTGCTGAATACAATGCTGGTATCACTATCAACCCAGTACCTAAACAGTTTCAAGGATATGGTCAAACCATTGGTGGTGCTGGTAGAGTGTTTCAGTTAGGTATCGAAGCTGATATTGGTAATGATTCTTTTTCTGTTCAACAAATGGATATTTTTGTTAAAGCAGGTAGGACAATCTAATGAGTAACTATACTAAGACAACTAACTTTGCATCTAAGGATACACTACCGTCTGGTAATCCTAGTAAGATTATCAAAGGTACTGAGATTGATATCGAATACAACAACATCGCCAGTGCTATTACATCCAAGGCTGATGTTGCTTCCCCTACTTTTACTGGTACAGTGACGCTTCCTACGGGTGGTGTTGTGTACGATGACGGGACTTACTAATCATGGCAATTCCATCAGCAGTCTATACCTCTGCTTGGGCTACTTACTCACCAGCTCAGAAGATCGCTGCTTTTAATGCAGCAGGCACTACAGTTGAAGAATTAGCAGGTGCTGGTGTACCTCAGTCTGATATCTCATGGATGTTGTCTAACGGTTATGCTCCTCCAGCTGCTCCAGCACCTATTCAGTCATCAACAAACAACGTTACTACACAGGTAGCAGAGCCTGTTTATCAAGAGCCTGTTTATTCAGAACCTACGTACTACGAACCTGCTCCAGCTCCTTATACACCACCTCCTGCTCCTGCCCCAACGACTTATAATCTATTAGGTCTTACCTGGGATCCAGCAGCATCGTTAGGTACTAAACAAGGTTACATTGATACCTTGCTTAGTCAAGGTAAAACACCAACACAGATTCGTAGTGCTATCTCAGCTATTGCACCTAATACAACACCTCAAGAGTTTTCTTTGTTAGGTGTATCGCCTTTGATGACTGATCAGGCGATTATGAATAGCTACATGGTTCCTCAGAATACGTTAGATTCTGTTGTCAACAACCTTGTTAATAACTTAAATACTAGCGGACAAACCATTGCTCAAACAGCTAAGACTTATGGTTTAACTGCTGAGGATTTGTCAGGCCTTACTGGTTTACCTGTCTCACAGGTTAATCAATTCTTCTTAAATGCTGGTTTACCACAAGGCACGCTACTTACTGGATCACTAAGCCCTACAACAGGTACTAATCAAAACATTGTTCAGTTAGGTACTGGTGAAGATAGGGTTATTGAAAAAGCTATTGGTGTTCAAGGCGATAAGATTGTTGTTCAGCAGTACGATGCCTATGGTCAACCTATGGGTACTCGTCTTGCTAGTCCAAATACACCAGAAGGGCAAGGATGGTTACAGGCTCTAGGTATTGTTGGTGGTGCTTTATTAGGTAGTAGTTTATTAGGTGGAGAGGCAGCAGCCACTGGAGGTGCTACTACTACTGGTGGTGCAACAGCCACTGGTGGTACAGCATTAGGAGGCGCTGAAGGTGGTTTGCTTAGTGGTGCTGGTGGCACTACAGCAGCTACTGGAGGTACTACAGCCGCTACTGGAGGCACTACAGCTGCTCCTGGAAGCGCTCTTGCTGGTACAAATCAGCTTATCGTTTCTTCTACTGCATTACCTACAACGACTACAGGAACTACATTAGGGGCTCTTGGTGGTGGTTTATTGACAGGTGCAGCTGTAACTGGGGGTGGTGGTACAACTACGACAACAACTTCAACACCGACTTCTGTAGCTGGTAAAACATTACCATCAGATTGGAATAACTATACACCACAACAAAAGATAAGTTGGTACAACACAAACGGTATTACTCCTGCTGATTTAACTGCTGCTGGTGTTGATCAAGCAACATTAGATTGGATGAGCGCTAATGGCTACACAGGCACAGCAACAACACCTGTAGTTGGTACAACTCCAACAACAGGCACTACAGCAGGAACAACAACTGGTGGTCTGCTGAGTAGTATTACTCCTTCTACTATTAGTTCTTTATTGACAGGAGTTGTTGGTGGCTTAACAAATACAAGTGCTCAGAATGTCTTAGGTGGTTTGATTAGTTCTGGTGCTAATTTAGCTATGGTTCAGGATGCTGCTGATAAATTACGTCAGCAAGGTCAGCTAACACAAACTGAGTACACTAACTTAGCTAATCGTTTAGGTGGTCAGTACAATACACTAGCAACGACAGCATCTAACATGGTCGGTGATTTTACACCTTATGGTGTTACTGGCTCATTGTTTGGTACAACCTATAATCCAGCTACTAATACAGTTAACACAGCATTGACTGAAGATGCTAGAGCAATGTATAATCCCTTTGCTGTAGCTGCAATGCAGTCAGCACAGGCTGCGAACATGACTAACGTTGATCAGTTAAGTAGGGATTACTACAATAAACTATCAGCATTGTCAGCACCAGAGATTGAGCGTCAGCGTCTTGCTACAGAAGCTAGGTTACGTTCTCAAGGAAGATTAGGTGTAAGTGGGTCTTCTTTTGGTGGTTCTTCTCCTGAATTGTTAGCTCAAGAACAAGCCATTGCACAGCAACAGCTTCAACGTGAGTTGCAGTCCAGACAGGCTGCTTTAGGTGAGCGTGGTACGTTACTTGGACAGGGTGTCACAGCACTACAACCTATCCAGAATCTAACACAGCAACAGCTTGCTCAGGCACAGCTTAGTGGTCAGTTAGGACAGCAAGCAATGGCTGGTAACATAGCACAAACTAATGCTTATCTACAACCATCAATGGCTGGTTTAACTGCTCAAGGTAATCTTCAAAGTCTTGGTTTAGCAGGTAATCTACAAGCACAACAGGAAGCCTTAGCTGGTTTGTTGTCATCAAGACAGAATGTAGCTAATCAAGTATTAGGTACAAGTGGTACATCTAATTTGTTTGGAAACTTATTAGGTAATATACTTAATCCTAATACCGCTGGTGCTATTAATAGTGCTGGGTTTGGTACTGGGCTTGGTTATGGTAATCAAGACATCGGATTGTTTATCTAAGGATTAAAGATGGCACAGCAACAAAGTTTATTTGGTCCTAGTATCTATGATATTCAACAAGAACAGATACAACAGGATCAAGCTAATGCGTTAGCACAAGCTAGGTTAACACCTTACCAAAGTATCAGAGCTGGTATGGGTATGGCTGGTACACAGGCTGGTAGAGCTATTGGTGGGTTGTTCGGTGTAGAAGACCCCAGGCTGAAGGAAGCCTCTGCAAGACAGGAATTAAAGAATAGTATCAGTGCTCAGTGGGATGGACAAGACCCTGTAGAAGCTTACAGGATCATGGCTAGAGAGGCTACTCGTTTAGGACTAACACAAGAGGCTATAGCGGCTGCTGCACAGGTTAAGGCTGCTGAAGAGTCTAAGACGATGGGTGAGCTTAAGCGTGGTTTGTTAGAGGCTCAAACAGGTCAAGCAGTTGCAAGAGGTAAACAAGCAGAGGCTCAAGCATTAGTTGCTGGTAAACCTAAACCTTCTGACTTAGGTGCGTTACAGGCTGAGAGAAGTGCTCTACGTACTCGTATGCAAAACTCTACGAGTGAGTTAGAGAAAGTAGAGTTACAACAGCAGATTAATGAGATTGACGCTGCAATTGCAATGAAGACCACAAGAGAGGCTAAAGAAAAAACACCTCCTTCAGTAGGCGCAGAAGCAGAGCGTAAAGCTCAATCAATGTTTGGTAAACCTTTTGGTGATTTAACACAAAAGGAAAAAGAGCAAGTTGATAGGGCTGTTGAAGAGTCGTCTAGGGGTAGACAATCTATTAACATTGACATTAAGCAAGGCCAAGGCATAAACGCAGCTAAGGTAAAACGTCTTGATGAACTTGAACAAGCTGCTGTTAATGCAGATTCATCTATTTCTAATGTAGGTGCTTTAAGTTCTGTGTTAGGTAATGCATTTACAGGTGTTGGTTCAGGTGCTGTATTAAAAGCAGGTCAAATTGCTAATGCTTTTGGTGTACAAGTTACAGGGACTTCAGAGACAGAACAACTTAATCAATTACTAGCTAAGTTAGCTCAAGGACAAGCACGAACACTTCCTGGTTCTTTGTCTGAAAAGGAACTAATGTTTTTAAGAGAAGCTATTGGAACTGGTGGAATGACAAGACAAACGCTACAAGCTATGTTAAATCGTATGCGTGTAGATGCTATTGCTGATAAAGAAGCTTACAAAGATGCTTTTGCTTTTCAACGTAGTGGTGGTAATTTGAATGATTACGATTTCGCCACTAAACGAACAGATGCTAGAAGAAGAGCACAACGTATAAATGATTTGTTAGATAAAGCTACTCCTGAACAGCGTAGACAACTAGGATACTAACATGGCAACAGGTCTTTCTCCACAAGAGTTAGATGAACTTAAATCTTTATTAGGTTCACAAGGAACACCAGCACCTACACAACCAACATCGGTTATGGAGGGTGCTAAACAACCTGGAAAAACATTCACTGATTTAGCCATAGAAGCCTTACCTGATGTTGGTGGTTTAGCTGGTGGTATTATTGGGGCAGCTACAACACGAACACCGCAAGGGGCTATGACAGGTAGGGCGTTAGCACAACAAGCGGTAAGAGGTGTTATTGGTTCTGGTCTTGGTGCAGCAACTGGTACAGCTCTAGAGTCTGGTGTTAAATCTGCGCTAGGTAAGCCTCAACCGCTGACAAAGACAGCAGCAGATATGCTATCTAACTCAGTAACAAGTATGACTTTAGATGCTGGTGGTAACGCAGTCTTTAACATGCTAGGTAAAGGTTACCGTGTTACCAAAGATGCAATGACTAGGGCTGGTATTTTACCTCCTATGGATTCTTCAGCACAGGAAGCTAAGCGTGTTGCTCAAGAACTTCTACAAAAGTATGGTGGTTCGCTAACAGAGTATCAAATTAAAGGCACTACAGGTGCTAAAGTACGTGAGTCTGTTGGTCGTAGTGGCTTCTCAGGACAAAGCACCTTTGAAGCTTTAGCTAACACTAACTTAAATGCTTTACGTCAAGAAAGAGATAAGATCCTTGATACTGTTTCTGATGAGGCTATCCCAGCTATTGAAGCTGGTCAAAGTGTAAGAGATATCATACAAACGGCAAATACTAGACTGTCTGAAACTGTATCTCCTTTTTACGAGCAAGAATTACCTGCTAGGGGTTTTAACTTACTTGTTAATTTTAACCCTATTAAGTCTAAGGCTTTTGAGACATTGAAAAAAGCTGAGAAATTAACTGAAACAGGGGACCCTGCTGCTGTTTATGGCGATGCTGTTTCTCGTGTATTAAAAGACATTAGCAATTTATCTGCTGATGTGTCTTTTGCTGAGGCACATCAACTAAGATCTATCTTAAATAGTCGTTTACGTGATCTTAAAGTAGAAGTAGGTAAGAATAGTCCTGTTGTTGCTGAGTTGTCTAAAGCTGTTAAAAGCATTGACGATGCTATGGATACATCAGCTAAACAAATGGATCCAGAATTACTTGCTCAATACCGCAGCACACAAAAATTCTATAGAGAATCTTTAGAGAAGTTGTTTCCTGAAACAGTTCTTAAGATACTTGTCAAAGAGCCTGAACGTATTGGAGAAGCAATATACAAATCTGGTAACCAATCAGAGATTCGTGCTATCAAAGATGCTTTAGCACAAGCTAAAACAATTGATCCTGCCTTAGACAGTAAAGCTATTCAACAAGCATTAAACAAAGGATATGTTGAATCTTTCTTAGGCGAACAAGGTGCTGAGAACACACTTAAAGAGTTTGTTACTATAGGTGATAAACTCAGAAAAGACTCTAAGTTTCGCAGAACGTTTGAAGAAGCACTTAGTCCTGAAGCACAGAACAGCATTAAAGCTTTGAGTAAGACAGCTGAGCTTAGTTCTAAAACACCAGGAGGGAGTCTGTCTTTGTTTGTAACTGGTAAACAAGCTGATGCTGTAAGCTCTTTAGCCGCTGTGTTAGCTGGTTCTGGTGCTGCATCTTTATCTCAAGATCCTCTGTTAGGCGCTGCTGTAGGTGCTGGTGTTCTTTTAACACCTAAAGTATTTGCTAAGATTGCTACTAATCCAAAAGCAGCTAGTCAATTAGTTGGTTTAGAAAAGGACATTAGTAAAGCAGGTATGACAGGTGCTGCTGCTGCTAAATTAGCAAAGATATACAATGATGCTCGTGTAACAACATCAGACTTTGGTGCTCCTGAAGCAGCTACTCAAGATCAACCACAGCAAGGTTTGTCACCTGATCAAATGAAAGAACTCCAGCAATTGTTAGAGCCTCATGCCCAACCTACCAAGCAACCTATGAAACAAAGTAGTGTTGTTCGTGATGTTTTAGGAGACTTCATCAATGTTTGAACTCATTGGTGCTCTGATCGGTGGTGCTTTTAGACTTGCTCCAGAGCTTCTTAAGATCTTAGATAGGAAGTTTGAAAGAGAACATGAACTAAAGAAATTAGATGTTGAAGTCTCTATCGCTAAGATGCAAGCAGAGTTTGCTCTACAGCAGGGACATCAGCGTCTACAAGAGCATGAATTAGATGCTATCGGTGAAGCATTCAAACAACAAGCAGAGTCTGATGGTAAAGCTTGGAAGTGGGTAGCATCGCTGTCAGCACTGGTTAGACCAGCAGTGACTTACTGGTTTGTTTTCTTTTACTCAGCAGTAAAGATTGCAGGACTTTACTTAGCTTTCTTACAAGACGGTAGTTGGACTTCTGTACTCGTTACAGGCTGGACTGATTTCGATGAGGGAATGCTTGCTATGATACTTTCGTTTTATTTTGTTGGTAGGGTATGGGAATCAAAGAAGTAATCTCAATCGCTGAACCATTGATTAAGAGATTCGAAGGATGGAGAAGTAAACCTTATCTCTGTAGTGCTAACGTACCCACCATAGGTTGGGGATCTACGATGTACGAGAATGGAGATAAGGTTACCTTAGATGATCCTGAGATCACAAAAGAAAGAGGACAAGCCTTATTTGAACTTGATGCAGAGAGGTTCCTACTTCAAGTCTATAAAGCCTGTCCAGTGTTGACGAAACACGATAATAAAGCTGCTGCGATCCTTAGTTGGACTTATAATCTAGGACCAGCTAGGTTGAGGTCATCCACGATGCGAACAAGAATAAACCAAGAACGATGGGAGGAAGCTGCTCAAGAACTAAAGCGTTGGAATCTTGCAGCAGGTAAAGTAACCAGAGGCTTGATTCTTCGTCGTGAAGCTGAGGCATCACTCTTCCTTAGCCCATCCAACAACAAAGCTAAAGATAGCAATGTTAATAAAGACGAAGAACCCTTCGAGAAAAGCCTCGTCTCCGTCCTCGTCAGTTACGACAAAATCATCAGAATAGCAGATACCCAACATAAACCCTGACAGAAACGACCAACCCCATATATTTGGCATAGTTTTCCTTAGTGACCGTTCGCCCTCCTTTGATGGAGGGCTTTTTTTATCTAGATCTCACACACTCCGGCAACACAGGCAAGTTGCTGTGCACCTTCGACGTTATCATCCACCTCCTTAAGATCATCCCAATTGATATTCACAGGCATCTTAGCTAAGAGTTCATTGTACTCTTGTTCAGTACATGTCTCATAAGGAGCCTGTCGATACGTACCACCATCCATAGGCAAGAACGATACACCAGTACAGATATCAAAGTTCCTGTACACCCAAGCCCCTACAGTAGGCCAATCTTCTTCGTTCACTGAGATAGTCACTGAAGGTTTATGTTCGCACCAGTTAAGTTGATACACTTTCCATAGGTTTAAGTGTGCAATAGAAGATACATCATCCCTAGTCACTGCTGACTCTGGAGCCTTCATAGGAAATGAGAACACTGTTGTACTTTCTGGTCTCATCACACAAGGCTCATTAGGGATACCCTGGCTGATCATAAACGCTGTGAGAGGATCTTTTTTATCCGATCTAACACGTCTAATGTAATACGAAGCATGTTGTGGGTGAATTCCACTAGCAGTGCCACACAACTGAGACACAGTACCAGAAGGCTTAACGCAAGTGATCGCAGCAGAGACGGGAATGCCCAGAGCACTCGCTGTAACTTCATTCGCAGTGACTGCTTCATGCTTAAGATCCTGTAGTCTTAATGGTAATTGATTATCATTAGGGTCATTCAACAATGGATTGTCGTAGATACCTGTCAGCGATACACCCAATAGACGTTCTTCAGCGGTGTTCTTTTCCCAGATCTTACGCAGGTAAGGGAAGTCAGTCATTGTGCTCTGCCAAGTGCCTAGAATCGATGCTACACGTACTTTGTAGCGTAGATCCTCAATGGTATCTGTAGCCCTGACAATGACCTCAGTGAGGTTACAGAATTGGTAAGGACGTAGGATGATCTCACTGCAGGGATTCGTACCAAAGTCATGATTAGGATCTCTACGACCATTGATAGCAGCTTGTTTCTGTGATGCTTCTCTGTTGAAGATACCACGCTCACCTGAATGACTCTCATAGACTGAGCACCATTCACGCATGAATTGACCTACTGAAGGCTTTGTATCATACACAGCAGAATTGTTCGCTAGGCTACGTTGTCCTTGTTGTTCCCACCAAGCACCGGCTTTAGCGTGTGCCATACGATCATCACTTAGATCGCTTAAAGATATCATTGCAGATCGTCGCACACCACCCACAACAACAACCTCCCCGATCTTGCACAGAATATCATGGCATTCAATGGACGAGAGACGACGATTTTTGGCCGCTTGGAACTTCCTAATAACAAACTTGAATAGTTCAACGAGGGGTTCTGGACCAGAAGCTCTTCCTCCAAAGGTCTTAAGTCTTGTCCCAGCAGGTCTAACTTTGGAGACATCCCATTTTGCAATCTCTCCAGCATAGAGTAAAGCAATAAGTTGTCGTAGTGCTTTAGCCCAGCCTTCTTTGCTGTCGGATACCACGATAGTAGTTTTACTATCGAATAACTGATCAGGGACTTCAGGTAATTGATTGACATACTTAGACTCTACAGAGAAACCGACACCAGTGCCACATAGAAGGATGTACATAGCCTCATCGAATGACTTAGGATCATCGATAGGTAGATACGAACAATTATATCCTGCAATGTTCTGACGTTCCAGAGCCTCACCAGCAGTCATCATACAACGCATCGAAGGCATGACATCAAGGTTCAGAATAGCCTTGTGTACAGTCTTGTAGATATGCTGAGGAATCTCATACTTATGCTTCTTAAGCAACTGCTTTTGCATAAAAGCCATGTAGCGATCTACAGTCTCACCCCAGTTCTCTCTACGCCCTTGTTCGTCAAGAAACCTACTGTAGCGGCTCTTGTGGATAAATGCTTGGTAGTTATTCAACTTCATTACTCTTCCTCTTGTGTATCGTCTAGTTCGTCAACTAATTCATCAAACATGGCTTCGATTCTGTCCTCAAACCTATCAACCAAGTCTTCTGCTGTTATGTTCAGTATCTCAAGTAGAGATATTTCATCTAATCTTTTTAGTTTATCAAATAAGTCCAGAATCGTTAGCGCCATAGTTACTCCTTGTAGTACTTTTTCTTTACGGTATCGTAGTTATCAATCAAATACTCCAAGTAGTGTAATGCTTTCTGTAGATCCTCTTTACCATTCTTACGGTGAAACCTTTGAATGTATTTAACAACATTAGCGGACCAAGGATCTAAAGACCAAGCGCTCACAACATCCCAAGGCTGTAATGTTGTCTGCTTATAGTGATCACCCCCAACTTGTTTAGCTTGGCTTGAGTATTTCGGTAGCAAGTTTTTCTCCTCTACGTTGTTGCTGCCAACCACCACAGTCTTGGCACTGGTATCGCTGGTACTTTCCCGTGGCGGTAGTGCTGTACCCCCTCCGCTGTAGATGGTAACTCCCGCACCGTGTGCAGCCTGTGTAGTCGTTACATATACTGACGTTTGGGTGGGTTCGAATCCAGGGAAGAAATCGCTCATAGACCTTTTCCAGTAGGATAACATCCTGTTTGTTGTACTGCTCCATCACTGCCCAGGCTTCTTTGTCTTTGTTCATACACTTGATCCAAAGTTCAAAGCCTTCATGCTTAGTCTTCTGACCTAGCCCTAAAGCTCTAGCAACATAGTCTAACTTGTTACTAGGAAACCTAAACTCCTTTCTAGCAGTCTTTAACAGGTCAATCTGATGATAAGGTGCTGGTGGAGACATCTCTGCCTCTAAGAACTCCTTGTTGAGTGTCGGTATATCAAACCTAGTACCGTTGTAATGTATCACTGCATCACACTCATCAAGTAAACTATGGATCTTCTTTAGCATCGTCTTCTTACCGTTTAAGATGCTACTGAACATCACATGATCACCACCATACCACTTAGCTGCCCAACACAAAACACTACTGCTGTCTACGATTTGACTGATGCTGATGTTTTGCTTAAACAATCCCCAGACATAAGCAGTGTTCGGTGCTGATTCAATATCAAGTAGAAGGATTCTCATCAGCGTCTGAGTCTGTTTCGTAGTTTGTAGGATCATCGTGTCCGAAGATGTTAACGATCTTGTCAAACTGCTTAACGAATACTTTCTTTTTGACATCGTAACCGTAGTAAGCACCGATAGCTTCACAAGCTGTCTCTAACAACTTAGGCCAAGCAATACCACTATCAAAGGTAACATTGATATCAACCATGTGGTCTAATGGGAAACCATAATCAGCATGGTACTGCTGTACTTCTTCGTTATCTACTGCCATTAGCGACACATGAAAACTAATTTTACTATCACTCATCTTCATCTCCATTCATTAGGGCATCCCAGGCATTAGGGAATACTTCAGAGCAGACTCGGCAGATGTTCTCTGCAACGATCCTTGTCTCTGCTTGGGCTTCCTTTGCTAACCTTAATTGACATACTCTAGCAAAGGCGTAAAGGCTCCCACTCCAATACCATTCAGTCATCATGGATTGGGGGAGAATCATCCTAGCTTGCTCAGGGCAAATACCTTCCTTAAGCATCAGCTCATACAATGTTACCATATAAGCAGTGTACTTGTCAACTGTTTCATTCCAGTCTGTGAAACTTTGTACAGGCTCTGATGAACTACCTTGCTTGACATTGGGTGCTTTACGTCTGAAATAAGTAGGCTGATAGAACTCTGGTGAGCTATCAACATAGCGTCTACTGACTTCATTCCAGGCTAACCCTACCGTATGCTTCATCAACTGCCTAGCTACGAATATAGGTGCTTTAACCCTGAACTGGATAAAGCAATGACTGAAGGGACTCCAATGGTTATGTTTAGCTAGATACTTAATCAGCTTGACATCTTTAGGATCTAACACAGGTAAAGGGAAGTAATGGTTACTTTGCTCTGTGTCAAACCAATCAGTAGCCTCTGACTCTTTATCGAAGCTAACACGAGCAGCATTGACAACTGTTAAGTCATCGCCCATGTGGTTTAGGTA